GGGATCTATTGCTGCATTACGCCGCTTAAAATATTTAAAGGATGAAGTAAATGTATAACAATCAAACACAACGCTTATTGGCTGAGGGCGGCATGCCTGATCAAGGTGGGACAGTTGATCCAGTTAGCGGTAATGAAGTGCCTCCCGGCGCTATGCAGAACGAAGTGAGAGATGATATCAGTGCTAAGCTAAGTGAGGGTGAGTTTGTTTTCCCTGCTGATGTTGTGCGCTATGTTGGTCTAGAAAGACTTATGCAAATTCGTGACTTAGCTAAAGAAGGGTTACGCAAGATGGATGAGATTGGTCAGATGGGTAACGCTGATCAAGTTGAAAATCCAGAAGCTTTACATGGTGATGAGTTTTCTAAAAGCATTGATAGTATTATGGCAGAGATGCCTAAAGAAGAAGAAGAGCCAACTGAAACTCAAATGGCTATGGGAGGCATGGCTACAAATTATGCACAAGAAGATCAATCACAGTTTCAAGCCCCTGCTCCTGCCGGAACCATGAACGATCAACAGTTTATGAGTAATCTAGCCCCATATTTCACACCGACTAAAGAACCAGCTATGGCTAAAGGTGGACTTATGGCAAAGAAAAGAATGTGATATAATCAACACATCGTAACCAGAGGTGGGCTGGTCGATATTTATAAACCCACCATTATTGGCTACCTATCTCCCCGCACATGGCGGCAACAGCTAGCTCCAACTTATAGAGGTATTTATGACTGATGTTGTTTTAGAACAGAAACAAGAAGTAAAAGCTTATTCCCCCTTTGGCAAACGTAACGCCAATAACGAAAAGATTGAGCAAGAAGAAGCAGAACTTAAAGAACTGCAAGAAGCAAACAGAGGCGAGAAGAAACAAGAGGAAGACGATTCTAACTTATCTTCAGAGGAAAAAACATTTAAGAAGCGTTATGGAGATCTGCGTAGACATTCGCAGCAGCAACAAACACAGCTTCAAACACAGATTGACGAACTAAAGTCTCAGCTTCAAAAGAGCACAACTAACCAGATCAAGCTTCCTAAAACAGAAGACGAACTAGCTGCGTGGGCTGAGCAATACCCAGATGTAGCTAAGATTGTTGAATCCATTGCTATGAAAAAAGCTAAAGAGCAGTCTGAATCAATTGAGCTACGCCTCCGTTCTTTAGATGAAAGAGAACTTGAGACAGCTAGAAGCAAAGCTGAAGGTGAGCTTCTGCGTTTGCACCCAGACTTTGATAAGATTCGGGACACTGATGACTTCCATGATTGGGTAGAAGAACAACCAAAATGGGTACAACAGGCTTTGTATGAAAACGACACAGACGCAAAGGCGGCTGCTAGAGCCATTGATCTATATAAAGTAGACAAAGGTATTACAAAAACTAAGACTAGAGAGTCTAATAAAGGCGCTGAGTTGAGCGTAGGAGCTAGAGGAAGTAGATCATCTCCTGCTGATGTAGATACAGACGGTGTTATTTATGAGTCTGTGGTTAATCAAATGAACTCACATCAGTATGAAGCTAACCAAGAAGCCATTTCTAAAGCCATTAAGTCTGGTAAATTTGTATACGATATCAGCGGTAACGCTAGATAATAGTTGACAAATACAAAAGTAATGTTATAACTTTAAACACGGCTACTTCGGTAGCCAGTTTCCTTAAGCCGTTATTCGCTATAACCACCTTAAGCAAACTAGTAACATGTAACGCAAAGCAAGTAAACTGTCAGAATCACCTGTAAGTTTATTAGCCTGTAGAAGAGATAGCGGCGGTTGTCTCCACTACACACCTAATAATATCAGCCTCTGTAGTTGTGTGAGCGTATTTAATTATATGCCCTATCAATATCTTAGGAGGATACATCATGGCATTTCCAAAGGCAACTGGCTATAACAACTTACCCAATGGTAATTTTAGTCCAGTAATTTATTCCAAGCAAGTTCAGCTTGCTTTCCGCAAATCATCTACAGTCGAAGCTATTACTAATAGCGACTATTTTGGCGAGATCGCCAACATGGGCGACTCTGTTAAAATCATCAAAGAGCCTGAAGTTTCTGTTCAGTCTTATGCCCGTGGTACACAAATCACTGCACAAGACCTGAATGACGAAGACTTCACTTTGGTTGTTGATCAGGCTAACTACTATGCCTTTAAGATTGACGACATCGAAGCCGCTCATTCCCATGTAAACTTTATGCAGATGGCATCTGATCGTGCAGCTTATCGCTTGCGTGACCAGTATGACCAAGACGTATTGGGTTACTTGTCTGGCTTCCAACAGTCTGCCAAGCACACTCAAGCCGGTACTGCTCGTACCACTTTCCCCGGTACTAAAGCTTTGTCTGAAGCAGGTTCTAACGAACTGTTAGCAACCATGATATTGAAGAAGAGTGACTTTGGTAACATCACAACAGCTTCTGCTGGTGATCACTCCATTCCTTTGGCTGCTCGTTTGCCCGGTGCTACTGCTCTACCCACCGCTACAGCTTCTCCTTTGATGGTGATTGCTCGTATGGGTCGTTTGTTGGATCAGCAGTTTGTTGACTCCAGCGGTCGTTGGTTGGTTGTCGATCCCGTCTTCATCGAAATGTTGAAAGACGAAGACAGCCGTTTGTTGAACAGCGATTTTGGTGGCTCAGGCTTGCAAAATGGTTTGGTCATCAACAATCTGCATGGCTTCAAAGTCTATGTGTCTAACAACCTTCCCAAAATTGGAACTGGCGCTGGTACTACTGGTACTGCTAACCAAAACTCCAACTTCGGTGTGATTGTTGCTGGTCATGATTCTGCTGTTGCAACTGCACAGCAAATCACCAAAACAGAAACCTATCGTGATCCAGATAGCTTTGCTGACATCGTGCGTGGTATGCACCTTTATGGTCGTAAGATTTTGCGTCCCGAAGGTATTGTCACTGCTAAATACAACGCCGCTTAAGGAGAACATAAATGGCAACTATTACCACTCTTTCTAACGCCGTTGGCGCAGCTACACTACCTGTTCGTAGCATTCGTCCTATGCCTTACGTGGTGGAAAACACCATCAGTTTGGCTGCTGCTGTAACAGCAAAAGGTAGCGCACTTGCTGCTGCTGACGTAATTGAAGCTCTGCAAATTCCTGCTGGCTCTATTGTGTTGGCTGCTGGCTATGAAGTTACCTCTGCTGTCACTGGTAGCTGTACAGTTAGCTTAGGCGTTACTGGTGTCACTGCTGCGGCTTATGTTTCAGCTTTCGCTGTAACTGGCTCTACGGCTGTTGGTACTTACGCAACTCCTGCCACTGCTGGATATCCAATTGTCACAGGCACTGCCGACACTTTGGACTTGTTGCTTGTTACTGAAACCACCACACTAAGCGCCGGTTCTATCCGTGTGTTCGCTGTGATTGTTGATGCACAAGACAAGGTTGGCCCTGCTTCTGTAGATCGTGAACAGTTGGCTTAATAGCTAACTAAACCGAGGGGCAGCTTCCAAAAGAGGTTGCCCCTTTTTTTGTTTATAACGAAAGACTTTATAATGGCTATCACATCTGCTCTTTGTACAAGTTTTAAAAAAGAACTCCTAGAAAGAAAGCACGACTTTAATACTACTTCTGGACACACTTTTAAAATTGCTTTGTACACTTCTTCGGCATCTCTTGACGCTGCAACCACGGCATACACAACTTCCAACGAAGTGGTAGGCACTAACTACACTGCTGGTGGAGCAACCCTCACAAACATTGACCCAACATCCAGCGGCACTACAGCCTTTGTAGATTTTGCTGACGTAACTTTTGCTAGTGCTACCATCACTGCTGCTGGCGCTCTCATCTATAATACCACCACTGATGGTGGATCAGCCACTACCAATGCTGTAGCTGTCATCTCGTTTGGTGGAGACAAGACATCTACCAATGGTGACTTTGTTGTTCAATTTCCCACAGCAGACGCAAGTAACGCAATTATTAGAATTGCTTAAGGAGTAGCTATATGGCTACAACTGTACGCTCTGGTGCTATATACGGCATAGGTGTCTATGGTGTAGCCAGATATGGTAAAAGCAATGTTGCTTATACTCCAGATGGTGTATCTGCTACAGCAGCAGTAGGCAGTGTTTCTATTGTTGCTAAAGCAACCACCTCAGTTACTGGAGTAGTTGGAACAGGTAATATAGGAACTGTTGTAGTTGTTGGTAAAGCTAATATATTACCAACAGGGGTATTAGCCACTGGCAGTGTTGGTACTAATTTCACATTCAGCTTAGGCTGTAGATTTACACCAACAGGGGTGGCCTCTACAGGCTCCGTAGGCAGCGTAATTGTCTTGGCTAAGGCTAGGGCATTGCCAGCAGGAAATGTCTCTTCTGCCGCTGTTGGTAGCGTTTCCATAAAAGGAAATGCAACAACGCTCCTAACAGGAAGCTCAGCCACAACAGCAATAGGCATTGTAGATGTAAGAAGTATAAATAGAATACCTGTTACTGGCTTACAAGCAACAGGTAGTGTAGGCAGTGTTGTTGTTGTAGCTAAATCTAATACCAGTGTTTTTGGTTTAGGGACAACAGCAACTTTAGGAATTGTTGAAGTAAAAGCACAAAGTGTTTCTGCTACAACTGGTGTTGCTGCCACAGGAAGTGTTGGAAGCGTTTCTATATTTGAAAACGCACAACCAACATTCAATGGAGTATTTGCAACAGGTAGTGTTGGTAGTGTTACAATTACCACTGTTGTTTTCAATTATAATGCTGTTGCAGCTTTATATGATAAAAACAGAGCAGTGTTTGTAGAAGCTAAGTCCACTGCTAAAGAACGTACAGTTATGGTGATGAAAGATAATAGGGTTGTATATATAGAGGGAAGGTCTACAACAGCTACACGAACTGCAAGTGTAGATGAGATTCCAAGAAAGATATATACATACAGAAAACTTTCCTCATCTGATAGAAGTGTATTAGTGGAGTAAGGAATAATATGTCATTTAGATGGCCCAATAAAGACCCAGATGAAACTCTAGACTACAGTGTTGATTGGTCTAGGTGGCTCAATGGTGCAACCATCTCCTCTGTAGTTTGGTATGTGGATAACTCTTCTGGAGTAAAGACAGCACTGACAGCAGGTAACACTGTTAACGGTTTACAAAATGTTGCTCAAACTATTAATGGTGGAGTGGCTACAATTAATTTAGGCTTAGGCACAAACAATACTGAATATAAAATCTATTGTAATATGTCTGATAGTAGTGGTAGTGTAGCTGAGCGTGTTATTAGATTGAGGATTAAGGAACAATAATGGCATACAATTTTCTTGATCTAGTTAATGAAGTGAATAGAAGACTCAATGAAGTTGAGCTTACTTCTAGTAATTTTCCCACTGCTGTTGGCTTCTATGCACACAATAAAGATGCAGTGAATGCTGCCATTAGAGACATCAACCATATCCACCATGAGTGGCCTTTCAATCATGTGTTAGCAGAAGAAACATTAACGGCTGGTATTATCCGTTATGCTTTTCCTA